TTTCTTCTGTTTCTTTGTTGCACTTCGGTGCCTTTGGCGAGTTGGTTTTTGGAGATTAATACTCCTTGGATTATTATCTCTACCGCCTGTGCGTTGGCGTTTGTTACACGACCTCGACCACAATTCTCGTTCAAGGCAACACAAGATTCATCTTGGGCGAATCTCTGTGAGATTTCGGTATTTGATGTCACCTCAAATTTTTGTGAGGTGGCTTTCCGAAACATCACCTCTTTCCCCAGTTACTTATCAGCCCGATGTTATAGCATGCTTGGAAGTGGTTTCAGTGGAATACTGGCCTCGCGTCTAGGTATGGGACTAGCACTCGGTTTTATGGTAATTGTGGCCTGGATCCGCCGTCCCACTGTTTCTCATTCAAGAGATGTTAAAGAGGCAATGTCTTCTTTACCAAAATCAGTGGACTTTGTTCAGTCAAACCAGGAATCTAAATCCAATCAGTGGGGTTTAATAGTCCCCTTAATTGGTATTCTTTCGTTTGCCACCAATTCTAATTCTCTTTCAAATGCCATATTTAATTTTGCGCATTTGTCTGAAGTTATCAGAACAACTGGTGACAATTGGTTTAGCTGGACTTTGTGGGTGGACCGTTGGCGACAAGGAAGCTCTAGTCAACGTATGTTGTATTCACTCTTAGTCTTTGCAATGGTTCTTCAGTATCTTCGTATTCTTTATGGGGAGTCTTATACTGTGCGACAAAATGTCTTTGTGGAGGATGAGCAAGAAATTGTTGATACTCCTGATATTCTTAGTACAATTCCCACTAAAGAACAAGAGCTGGAGCAAAAGATTGCTGACCTTGTTGATTCTAATTCTAGGCTTGCTCATAAATGTCAGTCTCTTCGACTTGCTTCCGTTTCACGTCGCAATGTTATTCCCGTTACTCCACTTCCTTCCTCTTCGGATGAAGAAGTGGTTTTTGACCCCAAGGAAAGCGATGTAATTTATTTACGTAATCAAAAGCGTAGATTCCGTGAATTTTTGGAAGAAGAAGATAGAGCTCTCTTTGATGCCCATTTCGATGACACCCATTGGGATGAGGTTGATTGGAATTCTGATAATGCTGACGAGCTTTTAGATTATATGGGCCAGTTTGTTCAAAATCGAAAACCTATACATGGACTGAGAGAGAGTGTATCAGATCAGAAAGTTAAAGAACAATTCATGTTTAATGAGATGGATATGCAGAAATTGAAAATTTGCATCCATGACAATCGAACTTGTAATATCGTTCGCCCCGAAAGTGCGACTGGGGCTCCTACTCTTTATGTTCCTAAAACTTGGGTAATTCATCATAGTGGTGAGTGGCGTGGTCAAGCCGTCCGTTATCAGGGAGGTTGGCTCACTGCTTCTCACGTTGTTGAAGATCCCGAGCAAAAGGTCATTCCTGAGAATTGCACCCTAGACGGTCATTCGTTTGAGGTTCAACACTTAGGAAATGATATAGCATATTTGAGATGTAAGACTCTTAAGTTAACGCCTGCTATTTCTGTAGCTAAGGAAACCAGTGATCTCATTGGAAGAAAAGTTGCAATAGTATGGCAAAATGTGGCTCAAGAGAATTGCGTTTCTGTTGGAACGATAACTCAGATTAGTGGTAAGAAGGTTTTTTACAATTTTGCCACTAGACATGGCTGTTCCGGTGGTCTTGTTCTATTGCTTCCAGATAAACCTGGCAACACAGCTAAATTCTTAGCGATTCATCAAAGTGGATTCGATGCTGTTCGTCAAAACCAGGGTTATTTGATTTCAGATTTAAATATCTCAAAAAACTAGATGTCCCCTACCTATATGAATTTTCATATGGGTGGGGGGTTCCTAAACAAAAGAGTTTCTTCGGACGTCTCATTGTCAATGAGGGTCGGAAGTCCTTACTCCAGAGTTTGGGAATTAGGGTGGATGATTCTTTTCATTCTCCTAACCCTAATTTAGAAGCAATTCTTTCTGAAGTGAGCAAGTACGAAAATACCCCTAAATTGGTGTTTTCCAGGAAAGCTCTCTGGTATACTCGTGAATATTTCGCAGGGAAGGTCCCTAGGACTTTTCCTCTTAGGCGGACTGAGGTTCAGGACTCTATTGTTGGAACTAGTAGCTCCGGCTGGCCTTTGTGTTGGAACAAAGCTTCGGCTTTCCAAGCAAAGGGCTGGTATAATCTCAAAAGGTCTGGCTGGGAGATGATAAATCTCAATCAGCAGGTTTTTTATGCTTTTCCAAAGTGTGAAATCCGTCCTAAGGAAAAGGATTACGTGCATGGTATTTCGGCCCAAAGTTTTGGTGCCTATCTTATTACCGTGCAGTATTGCAAGCAATTCAATGAATGGCTCTATTCTAATCCGTTTAGAACTATGAGCGTCGTTGGATTGTGTAAGGAGCATGGAGGCTGGGATTATTTGGCAAGTTTTATGTTGAAAGACACCCGAAAGGGGTCTATAAAATATCATTATTCTATAGATTTGAAACGAGCCAATCAATCCTGTCCTATGGATATTGCTGTCTTAGCGTCTAAAATACGTGGAGATAGTATGCCCCAACATGCTTCCTTACTCCGTGACATTTGTATTTCTTCCCAAAATGTGGTTGCCGCCACTCCAGATGGAGAGTTCCATTCCTTAATAGGTCTCCATTCTGGCGATTACAACACAACAACTCGCAATAATTTTCAAACAATTACTGTGATTGCTGAACTGTCTATCGAATTGGGATATGAATGTCTTGATGACTTCTGTAGCGATTATAACGTAGTTGTCTATAGCGATGATCAATGGATCTCCAGCGCTGTAGACATTTCTTTATCCATCCGCAAAGTGATGGACAAGATTAATGCTCGTTATGTTATGGAAACCACTGAGGATATTCGCGATGTGGTCTTTTTAGGCCACAAGTTCGTGCGATGCTCGGTGGGTAGTAGTTTTTGGGCACCTTATCCAGAGAATGTCCAAAAAGTCTTTTACTCTTCTATTTTAGACAGTGTGAACAAGACTGGGGAATTGAAACTTTCTAGGTTGCAAATTTTCCAGAGCTTGGTCTCTTGTTTGATGCGTTTGTCACCAAATGCAAGCCTATATGATAGGTTCCAAATTTATGTGGCAAAAATTGCGGAAGAGTTCTGCATAGATACTGGTGGAGATTACGACATGAGTCGTATTTCAAGCAGAGGTGCTTTGATATATTTTTTCTCACCAATTTTGCAGTCTGCTCAAGGGGTTTCTTCTTTTTCCCCTGTCACGGGCGGTAGTTCTTTAAATCGATTGAGCCGCTTTAAAATATATTCTATTTTAAGTAGAAAGGACTTCTTAAAGATCGTTTTAGTAATTTTACTATTTTGTTTTGCAATGGCGAAGAGTAAGAAGAAAATTCTTTCCTCCGTCTCTTTGGCGGAGGAAAGATCTTTAAGGGCTACTATAAAGAACCAGTCTAAACAACTGGAAAAACTTAAGGGGAAGAAGAAAAAGGGAAAGCTCTCTACAATTGTGGAGCGTAATCTCCTATCTTCTTCAATCCCTCGTCCGTATTTTAAGTCAACTGGTGACTCAGATACCGTAAAAGTCCATGGTTGTGAAGTTATAGCTAGTATTAAAAATACTGGTTATAACAAGTTCACTGCCTTGGGGATTGATCCTTCGAATTCTAATATGTTTCCTCGTTTGGCTGCTATGGCCAAAATGTATGAGAGATTTAGATTCAAGAAAATCCGTCTGCGTTATCATCCGGGTTGTCCTGCTACTCGTAGTGGGGCTGTGGGTCTTGCTATTATTAGTGACCCTACCCGATCTATTGATGCTTCGCTTGTAGAGTTAGCCGCTTACAAGTGTTCCGCTGTTGGTCCTATTCCTGGATCCGTGGAAACTGGCTGGTATAGATCCAAAGACCCTGGTTGGTATGTTTGCAAGCAATCGGATGATAAGTATGGTGATGTTGACCCTTTAAAAAGGTTTCAAGGTCAAATCGTATTTATGACTGATCATGCAGACACTACTGATGATGGGGCCTTTGGAGGCTATATCAGTGTTGAGTATGAAATAGAATTGGCTCATATGCGCCCCATGCCTGATATCAGTGGAGTTCTCTTCTCTGATAGCACTCGTGAGGTTACGGACGCCGGAAGCATTTCTGGTCTTATTGACTGGAAAAAGCTTGAGTCTGCGTATGGTTGGTTTGATTTTGTTGCCGGTGCTGTTGGTGCTACTAGTGCTTATTGGAATAATGGATTTGATGTGTCTGGTGATGTCGCCCAAATTGGGTGGGACTTCCCTATTCACATTGAAGAAATTCCCGAGAAAGGATTGGTACGTATACAACAGAATGTTAAAAGTAATCGTATGATTAATAGGATTTGTGTTCCTCCTGAAGACGTTCCTAATTTAGTCCCTATTACTCCTGTTACATCTGGCAATATTACAATCAAATGGACCCTCCGTGGTACTGACGTGTTTGAATTCACCAATGAAGAAAAGATGGATGGAGATGAGATAATTTCTTTCACTCACAAAAGTCTCAAGGCTATTAAACGCAAAACTCGAGATACACCCCTCACTAATAATGATGGAAATATCCAGATTTGGGCTAATAGTTCCGATGAGACAGGTTTGTCATACGCAAATGTGTTGCTCTATGAACAAGAATACCTAAACTTAGCTGATAATGATTTTCATGATCTAAATGGGTCTCGGCGTATTCTTCTTCCTTCACACATGAACCGTTGCTGGCCTCTTGTCAGAATTGAAAATGTTCTCGCTCCTACTTATCTGACTGGTCAGAGTTATTTCTCAGTCAATCTTTCCAATGAAACTTACACATTAGATACTTAATAAACTTTAACAGAGTAAATGCTTTAAAG